GAGGTGGGATTCGAACCCACGGTACGGTTTCCCGCACGCCGGTTTTCAAGACCGGTTCCTTAAACCACTCGGACACTCTTCCAAGTAATTGAAAAGGCTAATCTTTCTTCGGTTTCAAGAAAGCTGCAAATCGTGACTTGCTACCGATTTGCTACCCAATTACTCGACGGCTGGCTTTTTAGCAGCTTTGATAGCCGCGTCAACTTGTTCCGCAGCGTTCGCCTGCATTCCTGGCATGACGTGTGAATAAAGATCGAGGGTGATCGCGATCGTCGAGTGCCCGAGGCGCTCGCTGGCAATTTTGGGATGGACACCGGCGGCTAGCATCTGGGTGGCGTGGGAATGTCGTAGGTCGTGGAAGCGAATCTTGGGCAGGCTCGTCTTCGCCAGCAACCGTGACCACTCATGTGTAAGCGAAATCGGGACGAGGGGGCTTCCGTCAATCTGCGCCACGACGAAAGAACCGTCATCAGGACGCATGCCCAATTTCAATTGCTCCTGGGCTTGAGCCACCCGGTGCCGTTTCAATTCTTCCACGACGGTCGCGGAAAGGGCCACGGTTCTAGCGCGGCTATTCTTTGTCTCCTTATAGCGTACGCCTTCCTTGGTGTACTCGGCGCTCTGTACGACTGAAATGCTGCGCTCTCCATTGCTTGCGAGATCGACATTCCCCCAACGGAGCGCAGCAATTTCGCCACGCCTAAGCCCGCACATGATTGCCAGGATGGCTGGAATGAACATTCGGGTAGTGCGGAAGGCTTCGAAGAGTTCGGCCGTCTGGGCCGCCGTGAATGCCTTCATCGCCTTTTTTTCGACCTTGGGCGGTCGGGTCGCAGCAACGGGATTCTTTTTGAGCAGATCCCATGTGACGGCCTGCTCCATCGCAGCAAGCAGGACGCGTCGGCAATGGTGAACTGTTCGAGGAGACAGGCCGCCTTTCCCGTCTCGCCGACCATCTACGAGCAACTTGGCCCAGGCTCCATCTATGCGTGCCGCCGCAAGCTTGTTCATCGTGATCGATCCGAGGATCGGCGCGACGTTCTTCAGCATCAACTCTTCGTAGCGCTGGTGCGTCTTAGGCGAGACGTTCGATTTCTCGTGCTTGAGCCATTCAACGAGATATTCGCGGACTGTAGTTTTGGATGGCTCGATATAGCTCCCACCATCCAGCTCGGCAATCAGTCTGGCGCACTCCGTCTCAGCCTGGCGCTTTGTGCCGTGGAAGGTATGCCATTTACGCCGGCGCTTTCCCGTCTTTGGATCAGGAACATCCAGGACGATAGCCCATTTCCCGACTGAGCGCTCTCGGATATGCCCCTTCATTTATCGAGATCCCTATTGGATTTCGTTCTTTCTTTCACCGCATCCTCAATAACTTTTCTTGCTTCTGCAGATTTGCGCGTCTCATCGAGAAGGGATTTTCCATCAAGGAATTCGGCGGCGCGTTTTTCCCAAGCAAAGTCTTTCCGAATGTCTTCGCCTCCTTCGGTCAAAGCTGAAACTCGAACAGTTTGTTCAATGAGTTTGTCGTATAAGGCGTAGCAGTGTTTGAATATGTCTGATGCTAACCCGCGCATCTCTTCCAACTCTTCTGGGCTGCGAGATCTTTCCTCTAGCGTCACGTCGCTAAGCAACATCGTTGCGTCGACTAAGCCTTTCATATTCTTGTTAATGGACGGCCGAAGTTCTTCATGGATCAATGCCACCCGGCATAGGCGTCGGATTGCTTCCGATCTCGTTGCTACCCGTTGGGCAAAACGCCAGTCATCGATAGCTGTAAGTTCATCTTCAGTGATGACCATCTGAAGGCGCTTGCTCTCGCTATCTCCAAGTTTTGGACGTGCCATTACGCATAACTCCGAATTTAATGTGAAAAATACACACGAAACGTTGCGCGTCAATCGAAAACGGGCTATCTAGTTTCATGTGTATGATTGTCATGAATGGAGAGTGAACGTGACCCTTGACGAAGCACTGAGGCGCCCCACGATTTCTGTTCCGGATGCCGGCGCACTTTTTTTCGGTCTTGCCCGGAACGCAGCCTATGAAGCTGCCAAGCGGGGCGATTTCGCGACTATCAAGGTAGGAGGCAGGATCGTCGTGCCTGTTGTTCCGCTCGCCGAGAGGCTGGGCCTTAAAGCAAACATTGGAGGGAAGGCGGCCTCAGCATGACCATGGCCAGCATCGACGAGCAGATCGCCGTTTGGAACGGCTATTGCGAGGCGAAGCGTCGCGCCGACAAGACCCTGAACTTTGAAGACGGCGTGGAAGCTATCCGCGCCTGGAAACAGTTTGCCAATCTTTACTTTCCCGAAGACCGGCAACTGCCGCTCACGCAGCAACCGCGCAAAGTTGCGATCTTCCCCATACACAAGACGCAGGCGCCGGGGGAGAAAAGACCCTGATGGCCCGGATACGATCGATACACGACGGCTTCTTCACCGACGAGCGCCTGGTCACGGTCACTTCGTTTGCACGGCTTCTCTTTCTCGGTCTTGGCGTCCAAGCAGACGATAAAGGCACGTTCGAGTGGAAGCCTATCACCCTCAAAATGCGGATTTTTCCTGCCGACAATGTTGATATCGTATCCCTTCTTTCCGAGCTGGAGAGCATTGACGCCATTCGCTCTTACGAAGTTGATGGCCGCCAGTACGGAGCAATTCGGAATTTCCGTCGGTTTCAGCGCCCTAAAACTCCGAATGACATCCATCCTATCACGAACGATTTCCGAAATTACGTCGGCTTACCGAATGCCGTTTCCGAAATGGATGCCGGTAACGAGCAGCCAATTCCCCGGGAAGGGGAAATCGTCGCGCAGATGGAGGATGGAGGAGGTAGAGGAGGAGATAAAGGGAAACAATCAACATCTGACGATGTTGATACCGACGTAGGAAAAAAATCTTCCAAGCCTCCCTATGCGTTTGAAGCCAAGACAATTCGCCTGACTGTGACCGATCTTTTGAAGTGGAAGCAGGCGTTCCCGCACATCTCGGTCGAGGCGGAACTCTGGTCACTGGACGAGTGGGCCGGGCAGCAGCCTAAAAACAAATGGTTCGTGGCCGTTAGCTCAGCGCTGGCGAAGAAAGAACGCGAGGCGATGGAGCGTGCAAACTTTGCCGCGGCCAACGCTGCTGCCGGCAAGCCGCCGCGACCGCGGCCGGACCCGCGAATATGAAATCCGTCGACGAGATCCTCAGCGCCAATGGTATCCGCGTTCGCCGCGTTTCGACCGGCAACCAGAAAACGACCTGCCCGAAGTGCTCTCCGGGACGGAAAAACAAGCGAGAGCCGTGCCTGTCGGTGCGGGTGGATGCCGAGGGCGTCCAGTTCAATTGCCATCATTGCGGCTTCCACGGGGGCGAATATTTCGATGAACGTTCTGGGACAAAACGGGATTTTGGCTTTTCAAAATCGGCAAATAGATCCGGAAATCGCAAAACATTCCGGGGTATATACGGGTAGATCGGTCACTGGCGAAAGCGGCGAGACGACCGTTATCCCGGATCCTGCTGGCAACATCGTGGTGTTTCCTTTCATCGACGGCGGTCAGGTTGTCGGCGAGAAATACCGCGGCCAGGGCAAAAAATTCTGGCAACGTAAAGGTGGCCGCAAGACGTTCTGGAATGCCGACTGCATGGACGATCCGGCTCTTGAGGCCGGAACAAAATCCCTTGTCATCGTCGAAGGGGAGATCGACGGCCTGACGGCGATCGACTGCGGGATAACCTGCACAGTGTCAGTGCCAGACGGTGCGCCGCCGGTGCGCGATGGCGAGACACCAGAGGATCTTCCCGAGGTTGACCCCGAGGCTGATGCCACGGGCAAATTCGAATTTGTCTACAACAACCGCCACCGGATCAAGCGCATCAAGCGGTTCATTCTCGCCGTCGATAATGACGGTCCTGGGCGCCGACTGGCTGCAGAGTTGCTCCGGCGGCTTGGCGCGGCGCGATGCTCGTTCGTGGTCTACCCGGAAGGCTGTAAGGATCTGAACGACGTTCGGATGAAATTCGGTCCAGATGCCGTCATTCGCATCATCGACAATGCAAAGCCCTATCCGGTGCGCGGCGTCTATCAGCTTTCCGACTATCCAGAGGTGGACGAGCCTCGGACGTTTTCGACTGGTTGGCCAGATCTGGATGATCATCTGCGTCTATGGCTCGGCGAGTTGCTTGTCGTTACCGGCATTCCAGGTCACGGGAAGTCGACGTGGACAATGAACCTGTGTGTCAACCTTGCACGAGCCTATGGCTGGACCATTGGCGTGGCATCCTTCGAGATTCCGACAGTGCCGGCGCTTCGCTTCAAACTGCGCCTAGCGGCCAGTAAGACGGCGACCACCGATTGGAACCGCGAATTGGTGACGGAAGCGGACGACTTCATCCAGCAGCATTTCGTCTTCATCGACGCCGATCCGGCCGGCGAGACTGATGAGGATATGACCTTGGAGTGGCTCCTTGATCGCGGTGCAGATGCTGTAATCCGGCACGGCATCAAAGTTCTTGTGATTGATCCTTGGAATGAGGTCGAGCATTTCCGACCGAAGACCGAGAGCGAGACGCAATATGTCAACCGAGCGCTCCGACAGATCCGCCGTTTCGCACTCCGCCATCAGGTCCTGGCGATTGTTGTTGCTCACCCGACAAAGGACGTCGGCAAAGGCGGCGAAGCACGCACGCCGACGCTTTACGACATCGAGGGGAGCGCCGCTTGGTTCAATAAACCAGACCATGGCATCGTCATCGATGTCCCCGATCCAGACATCAAAGAAACCGTTGTCTGGATCAAGAAGGCTCGGTTCTCGTGGTCCGGGAAAAAGGGCGATGTCACGCTCGAGTACGTCCCGGAGATCGAGGGATACCAATCGCTCTGCGGAGCCCCGCCGCTTTGGCCCGCAGCGACCGGCAGGAGCAGCAGATGACGATCCGAGAACGCCAAGAGCGCGAAGCCCATGATCGCGAGAACCCATGGCGGCCGATGAACACCGCGCCTCGTGGTACCGGACTGATCTGCGATTTGCTCTTCAACGACATGGCTGGACAGTTTGCTACCGAGGATCTGCAGTTCTTCCGCGACGCCGACGGCCGCTGGTACCAGATCGAGCCGGCAAAACCGGTCTATTCGGTCCCGATCAACTGGCGTCCATCCTATGTCCACATGACGATCGAGAGACGCAACCTCATCAAGAAGAGGGCAAGATGAACGAGAATAATTTTTCTGGCGGCAGCTTCGATTTCATCCAACAGGATGATTCCGGCCGTGGTTATCGGTTCGGTTTCGTGATCGCGATCGCCGACGGGAAGGGCGGTAAGAAGGCTTGGGGCGATCAAGTGTTTCAGACGAAGGGCGCCGCCTCGTCGACGGCATCTTCGTGCGTAGGATCGCCCTACGAGATCATGCCGGCAAAGGAAGTGGTCCATTTCGGAACCAACCCGAAATCCTATTCCTATCGGCGATCGATCCTGATCAACGATTCAATCTCGGACGTGGCCGTCCGCTGGTACGCCATTCGGGTTCGGCCTGGCTACCAGCGCATGGCGAAGGCAATCGAAGGCGCATCGGAAGGGCGCCGCGGCGAAAGCCTAGTTGAGCGAAACCTTCGCAACGAGGGCATTGACGTTTACATGCCCGCGTTCTGGAAGGAGATCCGCAAGCATCGCAGTCAAAAGCTTATCGAGCGCCGTCTGCCGCTGCTGGTCGGTTATGCTTTCGTGCGTCGAGATCCGGGCGACGGCTTCGACCGCATTCGGGAGGTGGACGGGGTAGGGGGAATGGTTTCGCTCAGTCGCGACGGCGGCCCGATCGCGTTCAGCGAGGAAGATATCCGAGCGCTGATGCTGGCCGGGTTCGACAAGCAGCAGGCCTATCGCTTTGCCAAGGCCAGTGCGACGGAGGAGGCTCGCCACAAGCGCCGCAAACATCTCAACACTCAGCTTGGTCGGCTTTTGCCGAGAGGGCGCGGTCGGACGGTCTCCCTCCGCTATTACGCCGAAAACAACATCAACAAACTCGACGATAAACTTAAGGCGCACGTCTTGGGGATAATCGAGCTGCTCGACGGTCTCCATGATGACGCGACTCTTGATGAATTTCGCGAAGCAGTATAGAAAAACAGTCATTGGGATGACTGTTTGCGCTCCATATGCTTCGCGCTATGCTGCTGCCGGTCCCTTAAGGGCACTTTCTCGCCGCGCTGGGAGAGCTGTATCCATCTGTACGCTGAAAATGCTACACCTTGGGGCTGCGCTTTGGCTTTGGTCGCGGGGATTTCTTGCCACTGTCTGTGGCTGCTTTCTTTGCCCTTTTCGCGGGGCTCGCGTGTTGCTTTGCGCGGAGAGCAGCAAGCTTCTCGTTGAACTCCTTCAACGCGAGGTCATTTGCCTGTTCTTCTTCATCTTCCTTGTGCACAGCTGCCGCGGCAGCATCGTCTTCCTTCCATTCTTCGACCAGCTTTGTAAGGGACGGTGGGACCTCTATTTTGCGCACAATGATAGCCCATGCATTTGGGCACCCCGGGATGTTGATTAAAAATCGTCGCTGAACGGAGTAGCACCTCGGTGTATCCAGCATCTCCTCGTACACGACATCGCCCACGTCAGGACAAGCGCCATAGTATTCCATGGGAACAAGACTTTCCGCATGGATAGAGCCGTCGTCATTCATCAAGAATGTTCGTATCTCAACGTGCATCGCGGCTTCTTCGCATTATGGAGAAGGACCTCCGACGGGCTCATGATCTGTAGCATATCACAGGCAGTAAAAACGGGCTAAAGTGGATTCTAGAGCGTGCCGAGCGGTAGTGCCGCAATCGACCCTTCCCTTTTGGGAATTCGAATACCGGGTGACCGGGGGCAGCAAACAATTGCCAGTAAGCAGGTTCGCGCTCTTCAGGTGTCGCGCTTTGCTGGTGTCGGTCCCTCATGCCCATAGGCTGCAGTCGGCGCAAAAGGGTTAATCATGTTGATTGTTTGCCTTAACTCACTCGATTGTCATGCCTACCTGCTCGCATTTTGCTGAAATTTTGCTTCTCAAAAACCGCGTCTCGAGCAAGCCTTTGAGTGAGATCCAACGGGAGACGTGGGTATTTTCTTTCGAGATTTTGATGCACAAACTGGTAGATTTCATCCAATTTTCTCGCAGAAAGTCCTTCTGGTTCTTCGCCGGAAAGTATTTCTCTTGAAATATTGAAGGCATAAGCTTTCGCTGATTGAATATCGTCTTGCGGGTTCACAGTTCGAAGGCGCCTGATTTCTTCTTTAATCTCCGCCATTTGAGCGAACAAAAATTCTTGGGAACTCACTTCTTCGGTTTCAATTTTTGCGATTTTAAACTTTCCAAAGTGGCCAAGGAAAGTTGAGTGGTCACCGCTTTTTGCCGCTTTAACTGTGGCTTCTATTTTTCGAGCAAGCGTTTCTTTGAACTCAATGACCGAATGGTACCTGAGATCCCTTGGGTACGACACGTGCTCAATGGGAGCGGTGTCAAATGAATACGTTGTTTTGTCGTCTTTAACTATGATCACCGGCTTGTCGAACGCTAAACGTAACCCAAGTTCGAACATTACGTTCGGATTTTTCCCGCTCACGTCACAAACTACGATCGGATTCTCATAGAGATTCTGGATAATTCTTTTTTGAATTATTCCGCTTTCGTCCGAGGCACTCACGAGATTGGGCTCGTAGCCCGAATCTTTGATAGCGTCATTCAAAATCGACTGCACATTGCCCCAATGGCTTTCGTCGCAGCCATCTATGGCCGAGATTGGCATGACAATACCGCATTTGCCAAGCGCAGCTTCCTCCGGAGATACTGCTTCCTCAGAGTTATCTGATTTCGAACGATTAGCCATTTTCATCCTGCTTGAAAGTTCCGGGTGCGCACTCATCTCAAAATTGTGTATCTGTCGCAAATCGAAACAGGAAAGATGATTAATGTGTGATTTGGCGCGGCAGAGGATTCGACACGACGCCTTGCGGAACATCACATTCCGCGCCATGGGAAAATGCATCCAAAATTTAGCGGCCCGTCATCATCTGGTGGCGGGTTTTTCTTTGCCAACCAACCGATTGAATGGTCATCGAAATCACCCGCCAAGGATCGTGCGGATTGAATGACGCAACTCCTCGTGTCATGAAACGACAATCAGCAGTTAAGGTGCGCCGATGATCAAATCAGCCAAATGCGATCAGATTTACGTTGCGATGCCGGATCGGGAAGGGCAGGAGCCTAACCTTGTCGTTTGGATTAGCTTCGAGACGGATGCCCCAAAAATCTATAGGAATGCGGTCCGACTACCCGTCTCCATTCCCTTCGACCCTTTGATGTCTCATGCTGAGATCGTATCTCAATCCGTTGAAGAGTTGTGCAAAGTGCTCAATGACGCAGCCAATACACCCGCAGAGCGCTGGATCGAGCTACTCAAACAGCAACCTAATCCGCCCAGGCCGGTTTAATTCGAACTGAAGGTTTGATTTCTAATTCAACGAATCCTCTTTTTACGCCGGAAACGGCAATAATGAGCCAGGGCGTGAAACAGATCGGGAAGAGGTGACATCTATCCGCCCATGCTACGGCATGGCTTCCCGACAAGCTCGATTAGAGAGAGCGTTGCATAAAATCTCGGTAACAAAATGCGAGCAAGATGACCGGTAGACCTTCAGAGTTCACCCAAGAGGTTGCAGACGGCATATGCGAGCGTCTGGCCGCAGGCGAAAGCCTCCGCTCGATTTGTGCTAACGATGACATGCCGGGCCAGACCACGGTTTTTCGCTGGTTGAATGCTAACAGCGACTTTCGGGAGCAATACGCCCGCGCACGCGAGGTTCAAGCAGATACTCTCTTTGATGATATCCTCGATATTGCGGACAATGCGCGCAACGACTGGATGGAACGGCGCGGCGAAGATGATGCGGGCTGGGTTGCCAATGGCGAGAACATCCGCCGGTCTCAAGTTCGGATAGAAGCCCGCAAGTGGATGGCCGGCAAGCTGCGCCCGAAGGTCTACGGCGATAAGCTCGACATCGATCTGAGCAACAAGGTCAATTTCGTAATCAATGCCAAGCCCATGTCGGAAGCCGACTGGCTGAAAGAACATGGATCAGACGACGATAAATAGGACGGCGTGGGCGCCTCAGGCTGGCCCGCAGACCGCTCTTATCGATTGTCCATTTCGTGAGATCTTCTTCGGCGGCGCGCGCGGCGGCGGCAAGACTGATGGCGTTCTCGGCAAGTATGCGATCAAGGCGGACACATACGGTTCTGCCTTCAACGCAATCTTCTGCCGTCGCGAGCTTCCAATGCTCGACGACGCGATCGAACGCAGCAAGGAAATATACGGCAAGATCGGCGCCGACTGGAACGAGCAGAAAAAGACTTGGGTGTTTCCTGGCGGTGGGCGCCTTCGCTTCCGTCCGCTGGAGCGGGTTCAAGACGCCGACAAGTATCAGGGACAGAACGTAACCGATGCCTGCGTCGAGGAAGCGGGCCTTTATCCAGATCCGAAACCGATCGACAGAATGTTCGGCGTCCTTCGCTCGGCCAAAGGCGTTCCCACGCAGTTAATCTTGACCGGCAATCCTGGCGGCGCTGGCCAGCATTGGATCAAGCAACGGTATATCGACCCGGCACCCAATGGCATGAAGCTGCTGGCGCGGAAGCTACCGAACGGCAGGGAACATCGTTACGTCTTCATCCCCAGTCGGATCGAAGACAACAAGCTCCTGCTAGATAATGACCCGGATTATATCAACAACCTCTATCTTGTTGGGTCCGATCAACTCGTGAAGGCATGGCTTTCCGGTGACTGGAACGCGATCGAGGGCGCATTCTTTGACTGCTGGGACACTCGAAAGCATATCGTTCGTCCTTTCGCCATCCCGAGCGACTGGGTTCGATTCCGGTCAATGGATTGGGGATCTGCCAAACCGTTCTCTGTTGGGTGGTGGGCAATCGCTGGTGATGATCATTCGACCGAAACCGGTATCATCCCTCGCGGAGCCATCGTCCGATATCGAGAATGGTACGGCTGCAAGGCAGGAGAAGCCAACGTCGGCTTGAAGCTGACGGCCGAAGAGGTCGGCCGCGGAATTGCCGAGCGTGAGGGCGCCAAGTTCGACCCTGACACAAAGCGGATGATCGAAAACCCAACCGAGAAGATTGGGCATGGTGTTCTTGATCCTGCGGCATTCTCCGAGGACGGCGGACCGTCGATCGCCAGCCGCTTGATGAGAGAAACGAAGTTCAAGGTGATGTTCCGCCCCGCTGACAATGCCCGCGTCTCGCAGCGTGGCGCAATGGGCGGCTGGGATCAGATGCGCGCCAGGCTTAAGGGCGACGGCGAGCGGCCGGGATTGTTCGTGTTCTCGACATGCACGGATTTCATTCGCACGGTGCCGCTCCTGCAGCATGACAAGGATCGGGCTGAAGATCTGGATACCGACGCCGAAGACCATATTGCCGACGAGGCGCGCTACGGGTGCATGTCTCGGCCATACCTGCCGCCAAAGCAGGATGAGCAGGCGAAGAAGCGCCAGGACTACAAACCACGTTCCGACAATGCCGGTGCCGGCGATTGGGTGACATACTGATGGCTCAGACTTCCTATGCCGGTTCGGTCACGTCGCAGACGATAGGCTATGATGATCCGGCGTCCCCGCAGCAGATGGCAGACCATGGCGTTTTGAAGCGCCAGTATCTTGACTATCTGAGCATGAAGAACCTCGAGATCCTCGAGCAGCAGAACGCGCGCCGGTACTATCACGGGGTCCAATATACTGCTGATCAGATTAAGGTTCTCAATGGTCGAAAGCAGCCTGTTGTCACGTACAATCGCATTGGCCGGAAGATTAATGCCCTGATCGGGCTGCTTGAGCGCCAGAAGCAAGACCCGCGCGCATTCCCGCGCACGCCGAACAGCGAGGATGGCGCCGAAATTGCGACTGCTGTCCTGCGATATATCTGCGATGAACAGCAATGGTCGACCAAATCTCCGATTTGCGGCTCGTTCGGCGCTGTTGATGGCCTCGGCGGTGTCGAGATCATCCTGACGCAAGGCGACACCGGAGACGTGGATATCGGGATTGAGCCGGTGGATCCGGCTTCATTTTTCTACGACCCGCGCTCCCTGAAGCCGGATTTCTCCGATGGCCGATATATGGGCATCGGCAAATGGTCGGACGTGGAAACGGCTGTGACGCTGTTTCCGGACAAGGAAGAGGAGATCCGCGCCTCGACCGAGACAGGCGCCGAACTGACTAGCAACCCCGATAGCGATATCAAGTGGGTGACTGGCGGCGACGGGACGCGGCGTATCCGCATCATCGACCATTGGTATATCAAGAATGGCGAGTGGTATTGGTGCATCTACACCGGCACGCTGATCCTTCGTGAGGGCAAGTCCTATTTGAAGGACGAAAAAGGCCGCACGATGTGCAAGTACATCATGTACTCGTCGAACATCGATCAGGATGGCGATCGCTACGGCTTTGTCCGTAACATGCGGTCGAGTCAGGACGAAGTAAATCAGCGGCGCTCCAAGGCGCTGCACACGCTCAATTCCCGGCGTATCATCGTCGAGAAGGGCGCCGTTGACGATATTGAGCAAACCAGACGCGAGGCTACCCGGCCCGATGGCGTGATTGAGGTTGCCCCCGGCGCTACTCCACCTGTGTTTGACGATGGCGCTCGAGGCCAAGAACTGAAAGGCCACCTGGCATTCCTCGAAGATGCCAAGAACGAGATCGAGAATTACGGCTTCAACCCGGCACTCCTGGGAACCGGCGTCAATCAGATGTCTGGCCGTGCCATCCAGCTGCAGCAACAATCGGGTATCGCCGAGCTTGGCCCATACATGCTGGCCTTCCGTGGCTTCAAGATCCGCGTCTATCGCGCCATCTGGTGCGCTGCGCAGGAGCATTGGACATCGGAGCGCTGGATTCGCGTCACGGACGATCAGAAAATGGCGCAGTTTTTCGCGATCAACCGGCTCTCTATCGATCCAGCCACCATGCAACCGGAGTTGGTCAATGCACTTGGCGCGCTCGACGTGGATATCATCATCGATGAAGGCCCCGACGAGATCAACATGCAGGGTGACGCCTATGACACGCTCACGGCGATGGCCCGCAGCGGTCAGGCTGTCCCGCCAGAAGTCCTGATCGAGCTTTCTCCTCTGGTCGGGTCGGTAAAACAGCGCGTGTTGGGTATGATCCAGCAGGCCAAGCAGGAGGCCGGGCAACCGAACCAGTTGCAGGTCGCGCAGGCTCAGGCCGAATTGCAGGTCACTCAGTCCAATGCGCAGCTGAAGCAGGCACAGGCTCAGAAGGCCATGTCTGAGGCTGCAAACCCGAGACAGCAGGGCGCTCCAAGCGATTTGGACGTCGTCCGCAGCGTCTCGGAAATCAGAAACACCAACGCGCAGACCGAGAAAACTCTCGCTGATGCGCGCAAAGCGAATGTCGAGGCAACCTTGAAGCCGATCCAAGCCGCCAACGAGGCCGCTCGGACGCGTCAGCAGGCGCAAGGCAACCTCACATAGGAGTCGCCATCCTCAAAGGGCGATTTCGGCCGCCGGTCCGTATCCGGCAGAGTGCCGCCGACTTCATGGGCGATCAGCCGCCGCCAGGCTTAAGGGCGATCCGTGAAACCTCCCACGACATTGGAGATATCTCGAAATGACCGAACCATCGGACATGGACGTATTCGATTCCGTAATCTCTGGCGCGAACGCACCGGAAGCCACGGAACCACAAGCACCAGTTATCGAACAACCGCAGTCAACGCAGCCGCGCGCCGACGATGGCCGTTTCTCAGCCAAGCAGCCCGAAAAGGCTCCGGCCGCTGAAGCAGTCACGCAGCCGGCGTCAACCGAGGCACAGCCAACGAATGGCGGCGTTCCGGTCAGAGCGGTTCAGGACGAGCGTGAAAAGCGCCAGGCTGCCCAACACGAGAACGAAACCCTCAAGCAGCAGATCGCCGCAATGCAGGGTCAAATCGAACTCTTGGCGAGGCAGGGGCAGCATCCCCAGCAGCCGAAACAGGAAGCGCCGAAGCCTGCAAGCCTCTGGGATGATCCCGACGCCTTCTTGCAGGCCCAAATCAATCCTGTTCAGTCGCAATTGCAGGAAACCAGGGAAATGCTCTGGGAACTGCAGGCGTCGCAGGCTCACGGTCCGGACAAGATCGCAGCCGCCAAAAAGGCCGCCGAAGCGCTGTTCAGTACGCCGCAGGGCGCCACTCTGCATCAGCAGATTACGGCCTCCGGTAATCCGTTCGACAATCTGGTGAAGTGGCATCAGCAACAAGAGACGCTAGCCCGCGTGGGTGGCGATCCCGAAGCGTGGCTGAATGCCGAACTCGAAAAGAAGATGAACGATCCCGCTTTCTTGGCTCAAGCCATCGAGCGCGCTCGCGCATCTGCCGTGTCCAATACCTCTCGGTCAGCGCCCCGTACCGAATTCGCTCCGTCTATCAGTTCCCTCCCATCCGGTGGCAATGCCCCGGCTGGCGATCAGGATACGAGCGACCAAGCGCTATTCGCCTCAACCACTTCGTCCCGGCGACGGTAACCAAGCCCGGGATCAATCCTTGGAGCGAGCCTAATGGCACTCACACCGAACCATCCGAATAACGAACTCGTCAAGTTTCGTACGAAAGTCGCCTATGACTTCCTGCGTTCCTCGCGGTTCGATCCCTACATGGGCAACGACAGCACTTCCATCATCGTCCGCATGGCCGATCTGGAAGCCGACGGCAAGGAAATCCGCGTTCCTCTCGTCACCCAGCTTTCCGGCGATGGCGTCGGCGCTGGCACGCTGCGCGGCAATGAAGAGCAGATCGACAGCTACGGTATGCCGCTCTGGGCAGACTGGGCACGTAATGCCGTGGCGAACAACCGCGCGCAGAACAAGGAATCGTCCTTCAGCGTTCGCTCGACGGCTCGCAATCTTCTCAGCGGCTGGTCGAAGCGCATCGTGCGTGACGACCTCGTTGATGCACTGCTGTCGATCCCGACGTCTTCGATCCAGGCAGGCCGGTTCAGCACCCCCGGAAACCGTGTTAACGGCATCAAGTGGTCTGCAGCATCCGCCGGCAACAAGAATTCGTGGGTAACCGCGAACTATGACCGTGTCGTCTTCGGCTCGGCGCTGGCGAACTATTCGACTACCTTCGCGACTGCCGTTGCCAACGTCGATTCCACGAACGACAAGATGACGGCAGCCGTTGGCTCGCTGATAAAGGATCAGGCCAAGCAGACCGGCGTCGATCCCAATAACCCGGGTGTCTACAACGGGCGGCCGAAGATCAACCCGTGGATGCTCGAGGAGACGGATCAGGAATGGTACGTCATGTTCCTTGGCTCTCGCGGTTTCCGCGATCTGAAGAACGACCCGGTCATGTATCAGGCCAACCGTGACGCTCGCGAACGCGAGAAGAACCCCACGGATAACAACCCGATCTTCACCGGCGGTGAACTCGTCTATGACGGCATCATCTACAAGGAAATTCCGGAAATCACTCAGCGCCTTCTCCTGAAGGGCGTCGGCGCCGCCGGCATCGATGTTGAGCCGGTTTTCCTCTGCGGCCAGGGCGCACTTGCCTACGCCATGGGGCAGATGCCGCGGGCAACGCAGCTCGAAGACGGTGATTATGACTTCGTGACCGGTCTCGGTATCGAAGCTCAGTACGGCACTGCCAAGATCGCCAAGGCTCCGCTTGCTGCCGGTTCCGGCGCGACGGTCGGCTCTCTTGTCGACTGGGGCATGGTGACTGGCTTCGTTTCCGGCGTCGCCAACCAGTAAGGCGCAAAGCCAGGAGCCGGCGTCGTTCGGCTCCTTCCTCTCCATCCATCGATAAAGGAGATCGGCCATGGCTGATCGTATCGCATTCCGCCAGCCTCAGACTGGCAATCAGGGCTTTGCGCGCACCATGAAGACGCTCGGTGGCCCTGTCGCAATTGTTGCCGCTGATGAAGTCACTGGCAATACCGTCCAGCTCATGCAGGTTCCGAAAGGCTTCGTGCTGACCAGCGTCTATCTCGCGCTGACGGACATCGACACCAATGGCACGCCGACGGTCGCCGTAACGCTGGGTGACGCCGGCAATGCGGCTCGCTTCGTTGCTTCTTCGACGATCGGTCAGACCGGCGGATCGACGACGACGCTTGCCGCCAGCGGTCTCTATTATGAGTTCACGCAGGATACCAACATTGCGCTGGCGTTCGGCACCGGCTCGGCAACCGCTGTTGACGGCACGGCAACGTGCTATCTGACCGGCTTCATGAAGTGAGGTGAAGGAGATGGCAAAGGTCTCTGTAACCTACCGGGCGCCCAAGGGTGACGACAAGGTCGTCGAAATGGGCGGTCATACCTTCTTCGACGGTGAGGTCGAGAAGGTCGATAGCGAGAGCGAAGCCTTCCTGTTGGGCAAACTCCGCGGAAACCGCCATTTCGAAGTGTCCGAGAAGGATGCCCCGAAAGAGCCGGTGAAAGCTAATGCTCCGAAGCCGGAACCTGTCGTTCTCGTCGCCTCCGAGCAGACCGATGGAACATTCGCCATCATGAACGGCGCCGACCTGATCAAGGAAGGCCTTACCAAGGAAGACGCAGACGCCTTCAACGCCCTGTCCGACGAGGACAAGGCCGAATACGTCGCGGAGTAATCAATAACGGAGCGTGGCGAGATGAAGACGAGACAAGACCTGATTCTTGCCACGCTCAAGCTTCTGCAGGCCGACGGCGGCATAGGCCAGAGCCCAGCGCCTGAGAACGTGCAGGACATCGACGGCATCATCGACGGTAAGCTCGAGGAGCTGAACGATCGAGATCTTTACGGGGCGAACGATCCCAATGAGTTTGAGGACAAGTTCATTAATCCGCTGGCGACGATCCTTGCGAATGAAGCAGCTCCAACCTTTGGGCAGCCGCGCAACGAGGCGTCCAATCTGGCGGCTGAAAGCACGCTGCGTCAGCTCCGCAACTCGACCTATGTTCGCGGCTCTGTTCTGCCGGTGGAATATTTCTGATGGCCGACATCATCTTCCCGACCAGCACGGCGCCAGGCTTGCGCCCGGGCGAAGGTTCCGGCCGGCTGATCAACTGTTATGCCGAGCCGCTAGAGCAGGGATCTCGCAATAGTTTCGCGCGCCGCCGCGCTCCGGGTCTCTCACCAGTCGCGTCCACAGCACACAACGGTTGCCGCGGCTTTCACTTCTACAATGGCGATCTCTTCGTTGCTCAGGCTGACCGGCTGACACGGGTCAATTTCGTCTCAGGCGCCTTCGTTGTGACCGACATCGGCGCATTGACCGGCTCGAAGCGTGTCATGTTCGCCCGCAACAATAAGGCACCGATCCCTGATATCGTCTGCGTGACGGAAAACGGCGCCTTTATCATTACCCGAGATGCGCCGCCAACGGCTTATCCGGATGGTGATCTACCACAGCCGATCGGTGTGACCTTCATCGACGGATATTTCGTCTTCCCGATCCGGGATGGCCGATATTTCGTGTCAGCACTCAATGATACCGCCGTCGACGCGCTCGATTTCGGTAAAGCAGAGAGCCACCCCGGCGGATTGCTGAATGCCTTCGGCTTTGGCGAACAGCTTGTTTTGTTTGGGCCGTCTGGCATTGAGTTCTGGCAGAACGCCGGCAATGCCACCGGGACACCGTTCTCGCGGGCCGCTGTCTTCTCCAAGGGCTTGGTCGAAACATTTGCCGTCGCCGGCAATGAGGACGGATTTTCGACGCTGATCTTCGTCGGCGATGATAATGGCGTCTATCGGCTCGACGGCGGCTATCAGCCGAACAAGATCTCGACGCCCTATCTCGACGGACTGATTGAGGCGGTTGCGGACAAATCGACGATCGATGTCACCGTGGCAGTCACGTCAGGCCATATGTGGGCCACCGTGAGCGGGCCGGCCTTCTCGTGGACCTATGAGCTTGCAACGGGGTTCTGGCATGAGCGCGCCAGCTATCTCGATAATCATTGGCGCGGCGTCTGTTCGGTGAAGGCCTTCAACGGATGGGTGATCGGCGATCGTACGACCGGAGACGTTTGGAAGCTTGACCCGAACTATGCCAAGGAAGGCAGCAAGCCGCTCGTTCAGAGTGCGATATCGCTCCCCACTGTCAATTTTCCCGATCGTATCGCTATCCCGCGTGCCGACTTCGACATGATCGTTGGACAAGGTCTTGTTGCCGGTGATGAGCCGATCGAGACGGACCCAGTTTGCATGATTTCGTGGTCGGATGACGGCGGCAACACGTTTGGAACGCCGCTTCAGCGCCCGATTGGTCGTCTGGCGACACACCGAACGCCTGTCGTCATCAATCGCGCCGGCATGTCGAGCCGTTATGGCCGCGTCTGGCGCATCGACGTTTCTGATCCTGTCTACGTCTCAATCTTGGGCGGCTCGCAGCAGGCGACGCCGGTTTCGAACTGATGGCTTCCACGCTCTCGCCACTCCCGCAACTGCCCGTACCAACCGAGCGGCTTGCAGATCCACAGACAGGCCGCGTCAATCAGAACTGGTATCAGTACCTGAAGGCGCTCGACCAACACATTCGCGAAGTTGAAAAGCGCCTTTCGGCCGGAGGTTTATAATGGGATTTCTCAGCGCTCTGACCGGCAGCAACATCGGGAAGGCTACGAAAGCGGCGATCGGGCAGAATAATGCCCTGCTGAATAACTTCCAGAATACCGGCGACAACATAATCAATACCGGAGAGGCTCAGTCGGCCGGCGCGCTAAATCAGGCAGTCGGCAATTATGATCCATATCTGGCGGCTGGTAAGAGCGCCACGAACATGTATTCGAATGCGCTTGGCTTGAACGGTGCTGACGGCAATGCAGCAGCGACTGGTGCGTTTCAGGCTGGGCCTGGTTATCAGTTCTCGCTCGATCAAGGCACGCAAGCCGCGCTCCGGGGCGCCTCGGCAGCCGGGATGCTCAATTCGGGCAATACGCTCACAGCTCTATCGCAATACGGGACCGGCCTCGCCAATCAGGAATATGGAAGCTGGCTCGATCGGCTCAATGGTCTTTCCGGTCAGGGGCTCAATGCTGCCAACGGCGCAGCAGGTTCGCTTGGCAATCTTGCCAGCCTCTACCAGAACACGGCCAATGATCGGCTCGGCCTCAATAGCTCCGTCACTCAGGGGCAAATGGGCCTCAACAACGACCTGGCGAAGGTCAAAGAGCAGCAGGCGCAGAGCAGCGGCGGTTTCCTCGGGAAGCTGCTCGGCACTGGCATCAGCCTAGGCACCAAGGCATTGACGGGAGGTCTTTTTTGATGGCGATTGCAAGTCTTCGCGTCCCGATATCCGACCTTCCGAAGCCGGATATCTCTTGGCTCGACACGCTGTCGAACTCGGCTGGCAATGCCATCGATACGATTGCGCAGAACCGCGCCTTTGAGCAGAATGTGATCCCCGCGATCACCGGCACACCTGCGCCGCTACAGCAACCGGGCTTTCTTGGGCGTTTGATGGGCAGCAATCGTGTTCCCGCATCAGCCGCCCAGCAGCAGATTGCAGCCACCAATCCGGCGCCTGTGCAGGGCAGCGTCGCCGCCGGCACCCCGAACGATATCCAAAACCAGTTTATCGGCACGGTGCGCAATGGTGGCCTGACGAATCCTTATGGCCTCGCGGCAGTCGCTGCGACCGGGCGTGCCGAAAGCTCTTGGGACCCGTCGAAAGTGAATGCCGCATGGGCGGACCCATCGCAGAGCGGGCAGGCGGGAACTGCCGGCGGCATCCTGTCTTGGCGCAACGAACGGCTTGCCAATCTGCGCAACTTCGCTCAGTCGCAAGGCGCCGATCCTTCGAATATCAGCCCGGAACTTCAGGCGAAATTCTTCCTTCAAGAAGATCCGACGCTCATCCAGCGGCTGAACGCAGCCAAAAGCCCCCAGGAAGCCGCCAGCATAATGGCGAACGCTTGGAAGTTCGCCGGTTACGATCAGGCCGGCGGCGAGGCTGCGCGCCGTGCTGCGATGGCACAGAACTATTATTCGACACAGTTCGCCAACGCGCAGCCGCCGGCACCTACGCCAGCCGGCCCGACGCAGGTGGCAAGCCTGGACCCGTCGATCGGCATGCCAGCACCTGG